TGCAACCACTTTCCCTGTTGATGCAACTGTGACATGGCTTTCAAGTGATGAAACTGTTGCCACTGTCAACAATGGAACGGTTACAGCCGTTGATGACGGTAAATGTCAAATAATTGCATTTAACGAAGACACAATGGCATCTTGTAACGTGACGGTTAACCTAGCATAAAAATTTTAGAATGGGGGGCTTCTCATGGCTTTCACTCCTAATTCAAGGGTGTATCTTTTAGATACACCCTTGGACAATACACAGAAAAATCAACTTTATTTTAATTCATTAACAGAACAGTATAATTATTTTATCGGGCAACAAAAACATCATTACGATGGTGTAACATATGTCCGAAAAGATAACATGATAAAAGTCGAAGACCACATTGATAATTTGTGGGACAGCAATTACATTATGTATCAAAATACAAATTTCGGTAATAAATGGTTTTACGCTTTTATCACAAAAATGGAATACATTAACGATAGAACAACTGCTGTTTATATTGAGACGGATGTTTATCAAACTTGGTTATTTAACACAAAATTAAAAGAAAGTTTTGTCGTTAGAGAGCACGTTAAAGATGACAGTTATGGGCTACATTTAGTCGATGAACAATTGGAGACAGGCGAATATATTATGGAAACAAATGACCCACTTAATCGCTTTGGTAAAGAGTATTTTATTCTTGCGGTTTCTGATAATTCGCCGTTAGGTAGCACAGAATTAGTCGGCAACATTTATGCCCATACTCCAACGGGGTTGTCGTATTGGATTTTTGAAAATGATTCTACGGGTTTAGCATGGTTAAAAAATACAATTGCTGATTACACTACTGCGGGTAAATCAGATGCAATCGTTATGATATTTACAGTACCTAAATTTTTAATTGAAAATGTTATTGACGACCCTGATTTTGATTTTAATACACCTATACCCTCACAAACATTTTACGCTTTTGACAATATTACATTATACAAAAGATTAACAATGCTTGATGGTTACACACCAAAAAATAAAAAAATGTTTAGCTACCCTTACAAGTTTTTGTATGTTACAAATGGAAACGGTGGGAATGCTATTTATCGTTACGAAGACTTTAATAACGAAGATGCAACAAAAATGGTTTTTAATTTAACAGGTGGAATTATGCCCGACCCCAAAATAATGTTATCGCCCGTTAATTACAAGGGTGAAGGTTATTTTGAATACGGTTTAACGTTGTCAGGTTTTCCGCTTGGTTCGTGGGTAACGGATACCTATAATGCTTGGTTATCATCTAATGCGGGGGTTAATTCAATTAGTTTGATTGGAGGGGCTTCGGCTTTAATTGGTGGGGCGGTTACGGGTAATTTGTTAATGGCAGGCGGAGGTGCTCTTAGTATAGCCCATTTAATGGCTCAACGTTATCAGGCTTCTATACAACCTGACCAAGCAAAAGGTCAAGTGGGTAGCGGTAATTTATTATTTTCTGTTGGTATGTTAGATTATTTTATATCTCATATGAGTATAAAAAAAGAATATGCTAAACGTATCGACGATTATTTTACTGTGTTTGGCTACAAAGTTAACGCTTTAAAAGTGCCCGAAGTTAAAAGTCGTAGATATTGGAATTATATCCAAACAATTGATGTTAATATTGATGGTTCGATTCCATCAGAAGATATGGCGAGACTCAAAAAGATTTATAATGATGGTGTAACCCTGTGGCACACGACGACAAATTTTTTAAACTATTCATTAAACAATTATATTATCGGTCAAGAAGGCTAGAAGGGAGGTAATAAATGTTTGATATTTTTAGTAAAATGAATTGGCTTATAAACGGTAAAAAACCGAACATGAATATGCTAACGGCTGATGATTATTACAATCGTTTAAAGCTGATTGCTATTTCATTGTTTGAGTGGGAAGGTTTACCCGAAACATGTAATGCAAGACACATCGAAGAATCTTTGTATAACCATGGCAGAGCTTTGTTTTTTAAAGATAGTGAGTTAAGTTTTATGAATTCAAGATGTACACCATCAGGAAAATTAAACCATTACGATGAGCCTGTGGAGTATACTGCTGTAAGCACTGTTTATAATAAGCAATACAAAAGAGAAAACTGTGTTTTAATCCGTAACAACTATTTAGAACGTCCAACAGATTATTCTGTGATGCTTTTTGCGTCAAGATTAACACAAGCTGAAAGAACGATTGATGTAAATATTAATGCACAAAAAACTCCTATACTTTTAAGAACAGATGAAAAAGATAGATTGACGGTGAAAAATATTTACAAAGATTACGAAGGGAATGAGCCTGTTATATTGGGTGCAAAATCTTTAAACATTGACGGGTTAAAAGTCCTTAAAACTGATGCCCCATTTGTTGCGGATAAACTTCAAAAGTATAAACAGGAAATTTGGAACGAAGCCTTGACGTTTTTCGGGATTAATAACGCAAACTCTGAAAAAAGAGAAAGACTCATTACGGACGAAGTTAACGCTAATAATGAGGTAATTGAGATTAACGCTCAATCTATGCTATTGACTAGACAAGAAGCGTGTGACAAAATTAATAAAATGTATGGACTTAAAGTTAGTGTTAAAATGAGAACATTCAATGAAGATGAATACCAATATGAAGAAAAGGGGGCAATGGATAATGGCTAGATATACGGTAGAATTAAGGGACATCGTAAAAAGCGGATTGAAAATTTTTGATTTTGAATACGATTTTTTTGATGAAACCAAAAAACCCGATTTTGAGCAAAAATTCATTAACCATTTTCTATTTCGTGAAATTGGTTGCGAAACTGTTGGGCGTTTTCAACATTATTTAAAGTGTAAATGTGATGAGGTGTTACCTTACTACAATGTTATATTTGAAACTGCTCTGTATGAATACGATGTTAAGAATAACTACAACTTAACAGAAACGTTCACAAAAACAAACACATCAACAAAAAGTAAAGTTGATGTTATTGAGCAAGAAGGAACAAACACATCAAATGATTTTATGAGCGGTTCAAAAACAAGCGGGTTAAATAGTACAACATCGCATACCGAAAACAATGAAGTTAAAAGTGTTGAAGATGTTAAAGAAAGCGGTAAACTGGATAAAACGAACACGCTTGATGTTGACGGTAAAAAGATTCAAAGTGACACACCTAGTGGTTTACTTGCTTTGACAGATATTACAAAAAATATTTACGCATCGAGGGTTGATATTGAAGACACAACAAACAAAGAAGTCGACAAACAGACAACCTCTGCTGAAAAAGACAGAACAAATACAGACACAACAAAAATTAATGCTATTGATAGTGTAAGCGGTACTAATTCAGAAACACAATCAGGCTCAAATACAAGCACAGGAACATTAAAAAATAAAACAGACGGCACACAAAACGAAAACATGAGTAATAACGAAACCTATATTCTTGAACGTGTTGGGGATATTGGTGTTGATACAACCCCCGACAAATTAAAGAAACACTTAGAAATACAAAAAATATTAACAACTGTATACACTCAATTTTTTGATGAGTGTGAAGACTTATTTATGGGGATATATTAGGAGGCAAAAAATGAGTATTGAGAAAATAAATTTTAGTTACCCTGCAGGAACACTTCAATCAAATTTTGATACGCAAGAAATGACTGCTTTGGAGTTAGCGTCGAAAACATCAAAAAAGGTTGATGAATGCGTTGAACTTGTAAATGGGGTTGAACAATCAGCGATTGAAGCAACTGCAATTGTTGACGAAATGAGATTAACACAAGAACAATTCGCAACAGAAAATAATGATATACGTCAACAGCTTGTAACAGATAACCAAAACTTTATACAAGTTTTAAATGATGAAAAAGATAATTTTATCAACGGCTTAACAACTTCAAAAAACGTTTTTGAAAGCACGATGACAAGTGATTTAAACGCATTTAAAAGTGATATTGAGGATTCAAAAGAAATTTTTGAAACAACAATGATTCAAGGCGTTGAAAATATTATTGAAAATTCTGCGAGCGTTATTGAAAATGACGTTAACGAAAAGGTAAATGCCTTGATTGGAGATGGCACAATCGAAGCGTTAATTAATGAGGAAATTGCAGGACAAACAAACGGAAGAATAGAAAGCGTTGAAATCGCTTTTTCTGAAACCACTGGTTATGGTGTCGTTAATGGTTTAGGTGTTAATGCAAATGGCACACCTAATATGAGTGTTCTTGTTTCGACGGGCGTATCTCATTTAGTAAGCGGTAAAAGAAAAGGATATATAGCCCCAACCACTGTTAATATTTCTGTGTCAAATGCCTTGTATCCAAGAAAAGACATTATTTATATTGACACTCTTGGAGTAATAACATGCGGACAAGGTACAGCAGAACAAAACCCTGTTACACCAAACACACCAACAAATTGTATTTTGTTGGCTGAAATTACAGTGAGAGCAAACACAACTTCGATTATTCAAACGGATATTACTGACAAGAGAGATTTGAAATTAACCCTTGAAGGGTTAAAAGAAATGATTGAAAATCAAACATCAACAGATACAGAATTTCTATTGAAACAGTATGTATCTTATTATGGTGCTGTTGGCGATAACTCAACAGATGATACACAGGCAATTCAAAACGCTTTTGATTCAGTGTTGGGTAAATGTCGTTTTGACGGGGGCTCTTATAAAATCAGTGATGAGCTTGTACTTAGTCGAAACATTGATTTAGAGGGTGTTTCTCAGCGATTCGTTGAAATATCGGCTAGAAATCTCCCCGCAAATAAATCAGCTTTAAAAATTACTTTTAGTGACAATTTCGGTAATCTCGATGTTAGAAATTGGTCAATGAAAAACATTGGAATAGCGTGCTACAACGGGGGTAAACACGCTCTTTACATTAAAGACGGTTTTTCAATTATCACATCGGAAATTAAAAACTGTAATTTCATGGGGTACTCTCTAAATGGTGGCTATGACCTATATGTCGAATCGGGTATGGCACACTCAAAAATATCTCTGTGTACTTTTAACACAAGAACGTATTTTAATTTTGGCGATGCTAATTTGATAGAGAAAAATCTCTTTTATGGTAATGACATTGCCATTACATTAAATCTTGAATTAGGTGTTTATAATAATACAATTAGAGATAACACAATTGTTAATCGTGATGGTTGTTTAAGAATTATAAATGGCGATAGCGTCAGATTTGTTAACAACCAAGTTGAATTAATGGGTGGTGTTGGTGTTAATCAAAATGCTAAATCTACTATGTTGTGGATTGAAGGACTTGACCGAAGAATTTATAATACGGTCATTAGTGAAAATAATTTCGGGGGCGGTACTTCTGTTAATTACTTGATTTACATTGACAACGCTACAGAAACCGTGATTGAGAAAAACAAGTTAATAAGTTGTAATAATGCTGAAATTTTCTTCACTGCTAATGCAAAGTATAATCATGTAAAAATGGATAACACTGTATTGGGGTCGATATCTAACCCAAGAACACGAAAAATGTTTACAGCTGAAATTGTTGATAATGGCGTTGGAAATAGCGGGGTAATGAAGACCGTTAACGGTCAAAATGGTTGGGGTAATATTCGTTTTTATAAAGACGATAACAATATGGTACATTTTTTAGATAGTGTTTATGGTGGCGTCGTATCAGAAGATACAATTTTGTATCAAATGCCCGACGGTTTTTATCCTGTTGATTTTACATTATTAAGTGGTGTTACGTTAGCAGGCTTGGTAATTTTAAAGCATAATGGTGGCGGTTATATACAGTCTGTTGGTATTGCATCAAATTCGGTATTGACGATTAACTCCTACCCATGTGCTCAACATTCCCTCTAGCCCCTCTCCCCGTAACCCTCTAACCCCTCACCCTCTAGCCCCTCTTCCCTGTTACCATCAGGGCACAATTCTATCCCACTAGGCGTTCACCCATTTTGATGCGGTGAGCGTCTTTCTTTTTGGGGGAAGTCAGGGTAAGGGGAATGGGGCTAGGTTAGGCTACTCGGATTTTCTATAGTGAGAAATAATGTTATACTTTCCGACTCCACCCGCCGTAGCAATTTCATCACATATCATTTGTGCACAATCTGTGACAGCTTCTAATGATGTTTTCATGTTTTCACCCAAAGGATAATTCGCTTCAATTTATATTGTATAAGAATATTTAATCCTTTTAGATGAACATACATGAGACAAATTTTTTAAATAATAGTTTCCACATTTATGACAATAATTATAAACAAACTGCGATTGTACTGGCAAATTATCGTACTGTTCTTCGGTTATAATTTCTTTCATTTCATCACTTCCAATCCAAACATAAATCTCTTTGTCCTTCGGCGTATCGCCAACAATTGTAACTGTTAAATGTTTAACGTCAACACAAACCGCATAATCCCGCTCTATCATCATTCTAATGCTAGGGCTCATTGATTGCCATTCAATTAATGGTAATACTTTAACCATCTTTTACCTCCCTTCGTAAATTTTGATTAATGCCTTAATGTCCTTTAAAAGATTTTCATATTTTTGCTTATAATCATTAGGAACATTATCAACCCCAAAATAATCATTTATACCATTTACGATTGACAACGCTATCGCCTTCATATTATTCATAATGAATAAAGCGTCGTCTTTGTTATCATGAAAAGCAATCTCTATCAATATAGCGGGGGCTGTAGTCGTATAAGTTTCGTAAAGCGTATTTGTTTTAATGCCCCTATCAGCAGTTGGAGTTAATGGCTCTAAATACTTATAAACTTCTTGAGCTATTTTATATCCTTTTGATTCTTTAGAATAACAAAAAATTTCGCACCCTCTAGCCTTACCATTAAAAGCGTTAGAGTGTAACGCTAAATGTAAATTTGGTTTTACTCTGTTAGATTCCGCTACAACTTCTTCAAGGGTCATTGATGGAATGTTTCTAAATATTTCATATCCATAATTAACTAAAAATTGTTGAACATAATCCGCTAATTCATTCATACGTTTTTCTTCTGTTCCGTAACCCTCTACACCAATGTTTTTTTCTTGTAATGATGGACTTAAATAAATTTTCATAAAATTTTACCTCCTAAATCTAAATAATTTTCATACGCTTTATTAATTCCTTTTATGTTAGCAAACATCATACAGCCTTTGTCTTCTGTTGAAATTATAAACTTTTCGTTTATTGCTGTAATTGATTCTATATTGTAATCTTTCATCAGACTCAACAATTCTTCCACAAAACAATTAATACCCTGTTTTTGCTTAGACATTTTACATACCTCCTGAACACATTTTAATTACATTATAAACAACACTTTTAATCTTCATACTTTCAAAATAAACATTCCCCGCATTGTAATTATCAATAAACGTTTTAAAATATACACTTTTACTCACAGACTTTAACAGCATCGTATTGGGTGTGTGGTCTTCCCTAGTGATGCTATAAACAACCTTGAAATACGGGTCAACATTGTTGCTAACAAACAACCTCCCTTCCTTGTAGTCAATCCAAACTCCATATAATTCACCCATAAATTTGAAAGTAAAATAATATGAACAGTTTTCAGATTTTTTCATTACAAAAATATCATTATCAATAGGTGATTTATTTTTGAGAGCAAATTCCGCAAAATCTGTCCCTTCAATTAGTTGACCAAAATCCGTTTCTAATCTGTCTTGTATAAATTCTTCATTACTTACCATTTCTAACAAGATTTTACCTTTTTTAGCTTTTACAATATTCGAGTTATAAGGCATGTTTAAATTCCAGTAAATTGTGTACGGATTAAACATCGTAAAATTGTTACCAAGAAAGAACACCTTTACCCCTCTGTATCTGTCTATAGACATATAAAACCCCAAGAACAATTTAACTTCATTTTTAAGGTAACGTGTAAATCCAGTTTCTTCGATTATAAATTCTTCAAACACAATTATCCAAACCATAGGAAACGATGAAGATTTGTAATCTTTCGCCTTTGTTAATGCCATAGCATAACCCATTAAATGACCATTTAAAAAATAACAATCGTTTTCAAAAGTTATTTTATCATTGGGGAATATTCCCTCCATCACAATATCATCAAAATAACTTTCTTTGCTTTGGTCTAATTCATCTTTAAACCGTCTAAGATATATAAACTGCCTGCCATTTTTCTTAAATTCACTTATACATTTCTTCTTTAACGAAAACGATTTGCCACTAGAACGATTTCCAATAATAAGATTAAACAAAGCGTTATGTGTTAACGTTTTATTTACATCATACCATATTTGTTTAAGTTTTTTACTCAAGTTTTCACCTCACAAAATAAAGAAGGTGTTACGTCATAATATAGCAAGCCACCAAGCCAAACAACACAGGACGACTCTTCGCCGTTGGTATCCTGTAATTGTACTATATAGGTATGTCGTACACCTTCTATTAATATACTACACCCCTTTTTTCCATCTGTCAAACCTTTTTAGATTTAATTTCAAAAGTTGTTTCTTTCAAGATGATTCCACCCTTAACCCTCTTTGCTTGCAATTTTCCTTCATATATTACCCCTTCATGAAAATTATCCCACGTAACATATTGATAGCAACTTTCAGGCAATCCTGCACAAGTAACATGAAGCCCCTTTTCATCTTCCTCAATGTAGCTTTTTTGTCTTAGGAATCTTCCACGTTTAAACGTGCTTTCATGTGCCCATTTTCCTAATTCTGTTTCGTGTATCTCTAATTGCTTGGGAATCTCTGTGCCTATTAAATGTAAACTATCTGTATCGGCATATATGAATCTGTCATATACAGATTGTGCCGACGTGATAGTTTTGTATCTAGCCCAAGACGTTACGAATGTTCCAACAGGTATATAGATTGGATTTCTTTCCTCCTTCTTACCATCGAGATATTTTATCATACCATCTTTGTAATAGGGTATTTTACTTTGAACGTTTGGATTTAAAGCAAATTTTCCGTAAAGAGCATTTAACATAAGTTTTGCTAAAAGATACAAGGCTTTGTTGCCGTCCTTTTTAGCTTGTATCTTTGCTTTTGTCCATTTTTCAATATATTCTTTAAATAATTTCGTTGTGCTTTTAAACTTCCACCCACTATGATATTCTATATTATAAACATCATAATGTTTAAAAAACAATTCCATATCCACTGACGTCATACACAACGTAACCTCTTCGTCGTTACTACTGGTTAAGTATTCAGTAGGAACAAACGCAAGATTATTTTTGAGTTGTATCGTCGGAATATGACCTTGCTTTAATTCAAATTGACAAGTAAACATTTGTACATAAAGGTTGTAAAGTTTATCCTCTTTGTACTCCCCCTTAAAAAACAAACCTTCACCGTAGGGCAACGGTTTTTCATACATAACAGAAGGGTATAGACTATTTACATCAAAAACAACTCCCTCACCAACATCGACACCCTTGTATTTTGGGTTCAAATAAGTAAAACCGCCCCTATAACTTCGCCTAACATCTTTATCATAATCAGGTATCGGAAACCATTGTTCGAACTTTTTCGGCGTAACTGTTCTCTTGTAATCAAATAAAGCGTTACTGCCCTGCGTCATTTTATCCAGTCCCTCTTTAAAAAGAACATCTAACGCCATAGCAACAATAGTAACATCGTTTTGAATGTAATCTTTTTCCTCTTCTGTAATAGCATGGTTTATTTCTCTTTTTGCGTGATAATCTATCTCACCCTTTTTTATTGGTAGGTTAAATCCTTTGGCTATTTCTTTGACTGAAAAAGGTAGAATTTTTAGTGAATCATAAATAGTAACAGATTTTGTTCTTTTACCCTTTTTCTCAAAGACAATTCTCATTGAGTAGAATTGCCCTTTACTGCTAATCAAGGTTGTAAAAGTTTTTGTGTCTAATTCGGCTCTGTCCGTAACGTGTCTGAATCCTAACTCGAAAAGTCTAATCATTATAAATTCGCCATCAAACTTTAGATTATGGAAATAAAGTGTAGCATTATCACTCTTTTTACAAAACTCTAAAAAATCATCAATGTTATTACCCATTATAAAGTTTTTCGGGTTTCCTATTTCACATAAACCATAAGCCCAAACTCTACAATCTAATTCGTCTGTTGTTGTTTCAAAGTCGGCACAAAATCTCAAAATGTACCTCCTTTAATTCGTGTACCCGAATTCCTTATAATCTTTTAATGTATTTGACCATATTTTCTCAAGCGTTTCGAGTACATTTTCCTTTTCTTGTGTACCGTCAATTCCCTCATACACAAATTTTATGATGGCTTCTTGTTCACTATAGTAAGTTTTAACGACTACATCAGCAGGCAATTGTTCAACTAATGCTTTAATATGGTCAGCATAACCCCCAAACTCATCTAACGCTTTTAAATAATTTTCCTTATATTGTTCGATTCTTTTGTCTCTTTCAATAGGGTTACTTTGTTTTTTTACGCTTGCTTTAAATTTTTCCCACTCTACACCGCCCCTGATTTTATCAAAGTTAAATTTCTTTGGTTTCAACTCATTCAAACGTTCACTCCCCATTTCACCTCTTTTCATTCCTAATTTTTCGCCCTGCGATGTTGCGTCCATGTTTTCAATTTTTTTGCGTTCTTTTGTTCTTTCCCGATTGATATTTGCAACCTTCAAAGAGACTTCGTTTTTTTCCCATAGCGTAACGCTATTTCCAGTTTTAGATGTAATTATTTTTTCAGACCCTTTTTTGCTAAAACGATTTAAACTGTTTAACTCTTTGTTGAATTCGCTTCTAGGGAGTTGTTTTAGTTCATCAATCATTTTAACTTTATCAGCCTTTAAAATTGGCTTAGGTAAAACACTCTCTAATTCGGGGTGTGCTCTTTTGTTTCTATATATTTTTGCATTAAACCTTTTTATTTCAGCTTCTAATTTTTCCGCATCACTTTTTCGCCACTTAATATTAGGTTTTCTTTGCATAAGTTAACCCCTCCCACAACAATTAAAAAACCTCTTGTTTCGATTTTCATATATAAAACTATGTCAGCCATAACTCTAAAATCTGTATTCACTCGAAACCTTGACGCCATTCGTAAAGTAAAATCTTTACGATGTTCCAAATATTGCTCTTCAAATTTTGTTAGGTGTAAATCAGATGAAAAAATGTATTTAACATCTGTATCGTTAGAACAAAATTTATAGGTTGATTTTGTTAAATCGTAATATATACCGTTTCTTGTCCTCATAATAAGTACAAGGGGCGATTAAATAACCGCCCCCTTAACCTCCTTCCTTCTTGGCTTGTCCTACGCTTCGGGATAAAACGTAACCGTCGTGTATTCTCTTTTGTTTTTGCTTTTCTTTTTACCAAGAAGTAAAGGTAAACCCTCTTTCACGATTTGTTCGTGGTAACCTTCTTCATCTAGTTCGTGCATGTTTTCCGTCAACACTTGACCGCCGAAAAAGAAATGTTGTGGGTCTTCGTCTACGATGAATGCCACATAGTCTTCGCCCTCACCGTCAGGCATAAAACCGTACTCTATGATTGTGACAGGTTCATTCATGATGCGGTCAAGCTCTCCCTTTTCTCTACCTTCCATGAACGGTAAACCGTTTTTCATTTCTTGTGCTTTTTCTCTTAAACTTTTTTTAATTTCTTTAACCATGATAAATTCCTCTTTCTCCCCGTTTACGCCGATAGGACAGCCATATTGTTTCACGTGAAACATTTTTCTATAACGATGTGTCTATTGCTTTGTATCTGCAAACGTAATTGATTGTTGATACGCTTTGTTTTGTTGCGACGTTTTCAGTATTGAAGTTTTTTACATCGACGTCTTGTTCTCTGATGTTGTCTTGTATAGAACATACGAAACGATGAGAACAGTTTTTGCAAAATGTTGGTATTTGTGAATCGGGATTAATAGGCATTTTTTTACCTCCTACTCTGTTGCACCTTCTGTTTTTTGTTCTTCTGTAGGTGCTTCGATTTTCTTTGCGTGTTTGATGAAGTCATCAACGCTAATTTCGTATGTTGCATCAATTGACGAAATGTTAGTTACTGATGCCGTTACGCCGTATGCTTTTCTGACTTCTTTTAGTGCTTTGTCTTCTGCGATAACGCCGTTGACTGTTAGCGGGTCGTTGTTTTTAACAACTGGTTTCCCTTTTTCAAAAGTGACGTTTGCACTCTCGATTGTTGTTGCCGTAATTGTTCTTACGATTGTTTTTCTCATGGTCTTTTCTCCTTTTTAGCGGTTTAAATTTTATCGGGGTTGTGACCGATATACCCGCATTACCACCCCGAAGGGAGTCACTCTGCGATTATCTTGAATATATATCAAACATCATTAAACACTCTGACGCTTTTACCAAATTCTCTAAACAAGTCTCGATTTCTTTTGTTGATTGTTTTATTGTTACATAAATATATGAATCTGAATAATAATTTCTTGCTTGCTCTAAATAGTCGTTTAATTTTTCTATTGTTGATTCTTCAAAACTGCTTAAATCCGCCTTCATGAATTCTTTACATTTTTCTAAATCTCTTTTCACTGACCTTGATGCTTCTAAACCTATTGTAATCATTGTATCTTTTTTCATCTTGAACCTCCTGTTTGGCTTGGTGTTTTATTTTAACCCTTTTGGGTTACGCTCATTTTATAAGGTAAACCTACGTATCAAACGACTACTTTTTTCCCAACCTTCGCAACACAATGACAAAGGAATTTTATTTCTTACACAAGATTTTGTGTAAACGTACTATAAAGTTTACGGGATACAACGTGTGTCATGTTTCATTTACCTTATAACTTATTATACACCCGCCCTGTAGAAAATGCAAGTAGTTTTTTTAATTTTCTTCACTATTTTTATATTTATTTTTCTACCTATGTTATACTAAAAGTAGATAAAGGAGGTGTTTAAAATAATGTTATATGTAATTACAGGTAGCTTCATTGTATTGGACATTTTAAGTGGGTTATTAAAAGCGTATAAAAGGAAGGAATTAAATTCCTCTTTAATGCGTGAGGGACTTTATCACAAAATGGCGTTTATACTTATGATTGCGTTAGCGTTCTTATGTGACTATGGACAGCAATTTGTTGATATCGGTTTTTCAATTCCAATCACAAAGGGTGTTTGTGTTTACGTTATCGTTACTGAAATCGGTAGCAACATCGAAAACATATCAAGCATTAACCCGAAAATCGTGCCCGCAACATTGAGAGCGTTTTTCGTAAAAGCAAAATAGGAGGATTAAAAAATGATTTACAGTGGTAACAGATATTTAACACTTGAAGAAATGCAATCAAATGCACAATACATCTTTAATTATCTTACTGCTGTAGGTTGGACGGTTAACGCTGTTTGTGGTGTTCTCGGTAACATGCAAACAGAGTCAACTATAAATCCCGCTATTTGGCAATCATTAGATGAAGGTAATCTGTCAGGGGGCTTCGGGCTTGTTCAATGGACACCCGCCACAAAATACTTAGACTGGGCAAGTGCTAACAATTTGACTCCCGAAGCTATGGACAGTAATCTTTTACGAATTCTTTACGAAGTTGAAAACAATATCCAGTGGATAAACTCATCAATGACGTTTGAAGAATTCACACAATCAAATGACACGCCTTACAACCTAGCTATTATGTTTTTAACTTACTATGAACGCCCCGCAAATCCCAACCAACCCGCAAGGGGCAATCAGGCGAATTATTGGTTTCAATATTTAACAGATAATCCGCCCCCTAATCCAAACCCTAATTACCCAAAAGCAAGTAAAAAGGGTAAAACTTATTTATACAATAAAAAGAGGAGGTTTTTAATCAGATGAAGCCCGAAGAATTTAAACAGAAAACGGCTGAAATTTTGTCAAACTTAACAGACCAAGCGAAGGTATCTAGTATTCTCGCTGAATTGGTTGAGGATTATGACAGGGAAGCTGTCGAAAAAACAACAGCGCAAACAACAGCACAAAAACTTATTGCCGACAATGAAAATTTGAGAAACACAAACATGCAATTATTTTTGAAGGTTGGCGAAACGAAGGTTGAAGACCAAAAAACAAAAGTCGAAGATAATACCCCTAAGTATGAAGATTTATTCGACGCTGACGGTAATTTAAAATAGTCTAAATGTTTCACATGAAACATTAATTTTAAGGAGGTAAAAAGATGGCTAACATGCAAAATATTTTAGAGGTAATCAGGGCGAACGCTTCTACTGAATACCAAGAGAGAGTACCGCAAGCGACACAGGATAACATTATGGCTGTAGGTAATCCTATTATGGCTTACCAAACAGTGCAAAACGAGTTTTTAAATGCCTTGATTAACAGAATTGCGTTATCTGTTATTCAAAATAAAACCGCCAAAAATCCGCTTGCAATCTTGAAAAAAGGAACAATTCCTTTAGGCTCTGATATTCAAGAAATTTTCACCAACATGGCAAAAGATACAGGCTTTGATGGAAAAGGCGATAAACTTTTGACCAAAACGACACCTGACACTAAAACGCTTTACCACAGAGTAAATCGAGAAGGTCAATACCCTGTAACAATTACAAGAGTAATGCTTCAAAGAGCTTTTACATCGTATGCAGAACTTGAAAAACTGATGAACTCAATTATCCAATCTATGTACAGTGGCGACAACTACGACGAATTTGTTTTAATGAAAAACCTTTTTGCTGACGTTGTTAAAAATGATTTAGTAGTAAAAATTTCTGTGGACAACATCGAAGGCGAAAACGCAACTACTAAGTTAATCAAAGCCATTAAGAAAGCGAGCAAAGCGTTTACGTTCCCTTCAAATGCTTTCAATAAATACTACGTCAACAAACCCGACAGCGATACGGGTGAAGCTATTATTACATGGACACCAAACGAAGACCAACTGTTGCTTATTCGTAGCGATATTATGGTCGACATTGATGTCGATGTTTTGGCAAAGGCTTTCAATCTTTCTAAGGTCGAGTTTTTGGCACGTACACTTGAGGTTGACAATTTTGGAAGTGCATCAACCGTTTATGCTATGCTGATTGACAAAAGCTGTCCACAGATTTACGATAATCTGTATGAGATTACAGAGTTTTACAACCCACAGGGTCTTTATTGGAACTACTGGTTAAATCATCATCAAACTTATGGCTTCTCATTATTTGCTAACGCTGTAGCGTTCGTAAACGATGGTGAAACGATTACACTTTCTCAATCTTCATTAACCTTAACAGATGAAACGCCTGTTGTTTTGACTGCAACCACTTTCCCTGTTGATGCAACTGTGACATGGCTTTCAAGTGATGAAACTGTTGCCACTGTCAACAATGGAACGGTTACAGCCGTTGATGACGG